AAACGCGCTACTATCTGATACTCCCATTTTAGAACCCAGCTCGAACAATGTCTGGGCAACAATAAAGGATAGAGACTCACCGAAACGCTTCGTGGTGCATATCACGGACGCGATGGCGAAGAAAATACGGGAAGAGGGCCAGCCGGTATTGAGCAGGGCCGCAGGCGGTCCCATTATCAAGCGGGCGGTCAAGACTTTAACCAAACCCAAAAAGGCCCCTTCGCTCCCGTCCGAAACCCTGTTGGCTACACGGCCCGTAGAGCCGTTGGTTCCGCGCGCCGAAGCAAGCCCCACGGCGGCAGTTGATGTGCAGCCAGTCCATGGCTTAGATGACAGAGACGAGTTTAACTGGAACCTGTATCATGGGACACGGGATGACATCCGCGAATTTAATCTAGACCACCCGAACCGAAAGGATACTGGTTGGTTGGGAACGGGGGTATACGGCGACACGGATCCAAGGCTAGCCTCTGAATATAGTCACCTTAAAAGCGGTTACGGGGATCCAAATGTGATGCCCCTCAAGGCTAGATTAACGAATCCCTATCACGCCACGATGGCAGATAAAGAACGATTAATGCTAATTTCAATAATTGAAGGCGCGGAAGCGGGACGCGAAGCGGCGGACGCATGGACGGCAGAACTCAAGCAAAAAGGACATGACGGGGTAATTTTATCTTCCGGTAATGAAGGGCACAGCGAGGTGGTGGTATTTGATCCCGCCAATATTCGCTCCAAGTTCGCCAAATTTGATCCAGCCAAGAAAGGCAGCGCTGACATTCTCGCTGCCGCAGGCGGTCCCATTATCAAAGGAGCCGCTAAGGTTTTAACCAAACCCAAAAAGGCCCCTTCGCTCCCGGCTGAAACCCTGATGGCTACAAGTCCCGTAGAGCCGTTGGCCTCGACGCCAGTTAAAGCACCAGCGATTACTGGAGCAACGGATCTCACTAAAGGCACACGTATTCGGTTTACAGAGCCTGTTTTTGAGGGTTCTTATAAAAAACCACGATTTGTAGGTAATCGTACGATTGAAGGGACTATTTTAAAAGACAGCTATGGTGCGAAACGTGGACAGCACACTTTTACAATTGAAGTTCATTCTGCGGAAGGTTATGACGCGGATAATGTTAAATCAAAAATTAGGCGTAAGGGCCGAACCGTATATAAAGATGCGGTTGTTTTAGAGCAGCCCAGTAATCAAGCCGAACTTGCAGCGGAAAAACATGCCCGCGCTGCTGTTGCCAAGGATGCTAAATATAAAACGTGGATTGAAGAAGCAGAAGACGATCCCTATCAACAGGTATCTACGCTTTTAAAATTAGATAAAATTCCATCAGATTGGTTAGCAGACAACGTCGAATGGAGAGCCCGAGTTGAACGCTTGAGCCACTCTAAAGCAGCCGGTGGGGGCGGCGTCAGTTCCCTTAATGGGATAGCGCGAAACATGACTCGTTACGCTTATGGCGGTGGGGTGGGGTCTATGAATGAAACCGCACGGTCAATGTAGGTATAATGCTCAAAAATCAGGACATAAAACATGGCTACTGATCCTCTTGTATCGCTGATGGAGCGACGGAACAATAACCCGGACATAGACGATATGGCTCTCGATATTGAAATCGAGCAGCCCGGAACCTTATTTTCTTCTGCGGACGCAATCCCGGAGGGAATTGAGATAGAGGAAGAGGAAGACGGTGGTGTTGTCATTGATCTGGATCCAAGCGCTTCCAGAGAAAGAGGTTCTGGAAACTTTTTTGATAATCTTGCAGAAGAACTGGATGACCGTGAACTGGGGGTTATTGCTAACGAATTAACTGCGGAGTTTGAAGCCAACAAAACGTCGCGTGGGGATTGGGAAGATGCCTATGCCAACGGATTGGAACTGTTGGGCTTTCATTACGAAGAGCGGACCCAGCCGTTTCGTGGTGCAACCGGCGTTACCCATCCGTTATTGGCCGAAGCGGCCACGCAATTTCAGGCACAGGCGTTTAATGAAATGCTGCCCCCCGGCGGACCCGTAAGAACGGTCATTTTGGGCGATTTAACCACAGAGAAGGAACAGCAGTCTCGGCGTGTGCAGGAGTTTATGAATTACTACATCACCAGTGTGATGGAGGAGTACACGCCAGAATTTGATCAAATGCTTTTTTATCTGCCTTTGGCGGGTTCCACTTTTAAAAAGGTGTATTACGATGAGTCAATGGAACGCGCGGTCAGCAGTTTTGTTCCGGCTGAACACCTTGTCGTTCCTTTTGAAGCGAGTGATCTCGAAACTTGCTCAAATATCACGCAGGTTGTTAGAACACCTCTTAACGATTTGCGTAAAAAACAAATTTCGGGTTTTTATCGAGACATTCCGGTCCATCCTACGCAATCCGAAAGCTCTGGTATATCCAAGGAGTTGGAATATCTTGAAGGCGTTCACCCCTCGACTATCGACTATGATTGTACGTTGCTGGAATGCCATGTGGACTTGGATCTGCCGGGGTATGAAGAAACCGGAGAGGATGGAGAACCCACCGGAATAAAGATCCCCTATATAGTTACCATTAGTGAAGATAATGGACAGGTATTAGCCATTCGTCGGAATTATCAGGAAGACGATCCACAGAAACGAAAGATTCAATATTTTGTACATTACAAATTTCTGCCGGGTTTTGGTTTCTATGGACTGGGCCTGATCCACACGATTGGTGGTCTGTCCCGCACAGCTACGGCTGCACTGCGTCAGCTTATTGACGCAGGTACGCTATCGAACCTTCCCGCAGGATTCAAGGCCCGTGGTTTACGGATCCGAGACGATGAAGATCCGTTACAGCCCGGAGAGTTTCGAGACGTGGATGCGCCGGGGGGAGCCATTCGGGACAGTTTGATGCCGTTGCCTTTTAAAGGGCCGGATTCCACGCTGTTTCAGCTTTTAGGTTTTGTAGTTGAAGCCGGTCAGCGATTTGCCACGATTACGGATTTGAAGGTTGGGGACGGCAACCAAGGTGCGGCAGTTGGTACGACGATTGCCATGTTGGAGCAGGGTACTCGTGTGATGAGTGCTGTGCATAAACGAATGCACTATGCCATGCGGCAGGAATTTAAACTTCTGGCGCGGGTCATGGCGGATTATTTACCACCGGAATACCCTTATGCGGTTGTAAATGCTAATCGAGACATTAAGGCGAAGGATTTTGATGATCGGGTGGATATTTTACCGGTATCCAACCCCAATGTTTTTTCTCAGGCACAACGGATCACGCTGGCGCAAACACAGATGCAGCTTGCTACGCAGGCTCCAGAAATGCACAACCTGCATGAGGCGTTTCGGCGCATGTATGAGGCGTTGGGAGTACGGGACATTGAAAAGTTATTAAACACTCCTTCCACCGATGAACCAGAGCCTAAAGATCCCGCACAAGAGAATATTGATTCCTTGGAAAATACGGATTTAAAGGCCTTTGGGGGACAGGATCACGATGCCCATATTATGGCGCATTTAGTTTTTGGTAATTCTGGGACTGTGCAGGGAATGCCTGCGATAGCCATTTCTTTACAGAAGCACATTATGGAACATGCCAAGCTCAAGGCGCAGGAACAGGCGCAAATTATGTTCACGCAACAGCGGGAAGCTGCGGGTCAGCAGGGACAAGTTGATGAGGGACAAGCACAATATGAAAGGGAAGCATTAACCGCGCAACTAATTGCACAGGAAATGCAGAAGCTGAAAGTTATGAGTGATCAAATTGCGAACATGGGACAACCGGAAGGCCCTGATCCGTTGGTCGCGTTGAAAGAGCAGGAACTGGCGATCAAGGGTCAGAAGAGTCAGGCGGACATTGCACAGGATCAAGCCGAATTGCAGCTTGATCAGGAGAAAGAAGTTCGCAAGGGTCAGGAATTTCAACAACGTCTTGCGAGTCAGGAGGGCCAAACGGAAGCCCGTATTGATGCTGCTCGTGAGCGTGAGATAATGCGTTTACAGCAGCAAGCCAATAGAGGGCAATAACATGGGTGCAGTAAAAATTATTAGTGGTCCGGTAGAAGCGCCAAAACCGCAAAACAAGGCGGTTATTCAAGGTCAGGGCAGTATTCCTTATGGCAAGGCCACCAAAGAAAAAACGCCGAATATAGGGAAAGCTAAAATCACGGTAGGTCGAAAACGTGGTATGGGTGCCGCACAACGGGGTGGCCGCTTCACGATTGCCTAGACATGCCACTTAAACGGGGTTCCAGTGATCAGACCATCAGTAAGAATATTCGGCAACTGATGGATGAGGGCTATCCACAGAAACAGGCTATAGCCATTGCGATGCGTAACGCCGGTAAACGTCGTGGGAAAAAAGATAAGCCAAGAAAAAGGAAGCGCACATGATTCCGTTAATCGAAGCTGGTTTGAGGATCATCGATAAGATAATTCCAGACCCGGAAGCAAAGGCAGAAGCCACCCGAAAATTGCTAGAGATTCAACAAGCGGGAGAACTCGCAGAAGTTGAAGCCGCAATGAATGTCGTCGTCGCGGAAGCCAAAAGCGAGTATGCTCTAACGAGCCAATGGCGTCCTATCACGATGCTAGTTTTCACTGCTATCGTCGCGAACAATTACATTATTGCCCCCTATTTAGCAGCCATATTTGGTTGGAGCGTCACGTTAGAGATGCCAGACCAACTATGGAATTTACTCAGCATCGGTATCGGTGGCTATGTCGTCGGCAGAAGTTCTGAAAAAGCCATTAAGAACTGGAAAGGCACATAAAATTGAAGGGCAATTTTGATCAATGCTTGGAACAGGTTTTAGAGCATGAGGGGGGATATGTAAATCATCCCGAAGATCCCGGTGGTCGTACCAACATGGGCATTACACAAGCGGTTTATGAAAAACACTTGGGGCGTCCTGTAACAGAAAAAGACATGAGAGAAATCCCGTTTGAACACGTCAAAGAGATTTACAAGGAAAAATATTGGGACAAGGTGTGCGCAGAAGAGTTGCCCGAAGGCTTAGATTTTAGTGTTTTTGACTGGGCCGTGAACTCTGGGCCGTCAAGAGCGGTTAAAACTTTACAAAGGATAATAGCTGTTACACAGGACGGCGCTATTGGTCCTATTACGTTAAAAGCAATTGGGGCCATCAGTCCCGGTTATTTGATCCATAAGTACGGATCAGAAAGAGAAATGTTTTACCGGCGGTTATCTACGTTTACAACCTTTGGTGAAGGTTGGTTAAATCGGTTGGATAGGACGCAGAAAAAATCATATGAAATGATGTGTGAAACATAAATGAACGAACAACAAATCGAAGCAAGCGTATTAGCCCCGTTTGGTCCTCGTCTTTTAAGAGAAAGTGGAAAATAAATGAACTCCTTTGATATTGTTCAGTTCATACAACGGGCGATTAAGGAACGAAAGACGATTATTCTGGATATTTTGGAAAATAATGGTATAAAATCCATAGAACAATATCGAGAACTCATGGGTGAGTTAAACGCCCTTAATTATGTTTTACAGGAACTCTCGGGCCTGCTAGAAAAACAGGAGCAATTGGATGACTGAAGCTGCTCAAAATGTAGAAAACCTGTACGTTAAAGAAGATGGACGTGTACTGGATCCAACTCTTCTTGATAATACTCTTTTGGAAAGAATGCCCAACCCTACTGGTTGGAGACTTCTTATTCTCCCTTACCGTGGAAAAGGTACAACCGACGGAGGTATTCACCTACCGGACAAAACCCTTGAAGAAGGGCAAATACAAACGGTTGTTGCCTACGTCATAAAACAAGGCCCTTTAGCTTATAAGGATAAAGAAAAATTTCCTGATGGGGCTTGGTGTAAGGAAAAGGACTGGATCATTCTTGCTAGATACGCGGGGTCCAGACTTCGAATAGAGGGCGGCGAGGTTCGCATCATTAATGATGATGAAGTTTTAGCCACTATTCTTGATCCAGATGACATTATTAATATCTAAAAGAGAGCAGTTATGGCAGAAGCACAACAAACAGTAGCAGAGAAGACGGATAAACAAGTTCCTCTTGACTTTGATGCGGACGCACCGGATGTGGAGGTGTCTCTTGAAAGTCCTGCGTTGGCGGAGGAGGTAAGTGACGCTGAAGTTATTGAAGTTCGTGAAGTTGAAGAAAAAACCGAGCAAGAAGAGTACACCACTACGGTTCAAAAACGCATTGATCGTTTAACAAAGAAAATGCGGGAAGCCGAAAGGCAACGAGAAGAGGCCCTAAAATACGCCCAAAATGTTCAAATCGAATCAAATGATCTTAAAGCGCGTATGCAGCAGTTGGATCAAGGCTATGTGTCGGAATACGGCAGTCGCATCACTGCGGAACAGGAGCAGGCCGAAGGGGAATTAAGAAAAGCGGTAGAGCTAGGGGATGTGGACGCTACCGTAGCGGCTCAAAAAACCATGACACAGTTGGCTGTTGCACAAGATCGTTATGAGCAAGCTAAAGCCCAACAAGAGCAACAGGTCGCACAGGAAGCCGCATATGCTCAACAACTAGCGCAACAAAACCAAGCAAATTATGCTCAACAGCCCGCTGCTGCGCCCCCCACGGACCCGAAAGCGGAAAAATGGGCGGCTCGTAATGAATGGTTTGGGCAGGATGAGGCTATGACCTTTGCGGCCTTTGGAATCCACAAAAAAATGGTGGAAAGCGAAGGATTTGACCCGCAGAGTGATGACTACTATAGTGAACTGGATGAGCGGATACAGACAGAGTTTCCGCAAAAATTTAATGGGACCAGCAAACGTGCCGCCCAGACCGTTGCTGGAGTGTCCCGTTCTTCTTCGTCAGGGCGCGGAAAGACAAAGGTTAGACTCACCCCTAGCCAAGTATCTATTGCTAAAAAATTGGGTGTGCCGCTTGAAGAATACGCGAAATACGTGAAGGAGTAGGAAATGACTAAAGAAGTAGAGACAGACCGCTTCGAAGGCATTGATCGTTCTCCTCGCGCAAAAAAAACAAGGGAAGAAACGGCGCAGCGTAAGCCGTGGGCACCCCCCACCATGTTAGATGCACCACCTGCACCAGAAGGATATAAACATCGTTGGATAAGAGCCGAAGTACGCGGTTTTGACGATCGTCAAAACATTTCAGCACGTCTTCGTGAAGGCTATGAATTTGTTCGAAAAGATGAATATCCTGATTTTGAAGCTCCGGTTATGGAGTCGGGTCGTTATGAAGGTGTGTTTGGCGTTGGCGGATTAATTCTAGCGCGGATTCCCCTGGAAACAGTGCAGGAACGTACTGATTATTTTGAGGCTAAAAGTCAAGATTTGATGGACGCAGTCGATCACGACATGATGCGCGAGAATGCTCATTCAACAATGACGATTGATAAACCGAATCGTCAAACTCGTGTAACTTTTGGCGGTCCACGGAAATCGTGAACTGCTCCCTTTAGGAGTAAGAACCAATGGCTAATACTTATTCTGCAATGGGGCTACAACCCATTGCTAAATTAGGTCAGGGCACTAACTCCACTGGTGTAACAGGCTACACTCCTTATGAAATAGCAAATGGCAATGCAACCGCCATCTACCACGGCTCTCCAGTTATTCCCCTTTCTACGGGGTATATTTCACTGGTAGGCGCTGCGGCTGGTGGGTCGGTTAGCTTGGTAGGCGCTTTTATGGGGTGTGAATATGTATCTAGCACTACCTCGAAAACTATTTGGTCAAATTATTGGCCCGGTTCCGGGGCGGACAGCAACTTTCCTGTAAAGGCTTTTGTCGCCGATGATCCAAACCAATTATTCATAATTGGAACGGATGCGTCGTGGACAAGTAAAGCCACAGCAAGAGCGGCTGTCTTTGCTAATGCGAATTTTAGTACTGGCACTAGTGGTTCTACTAACACAGGTGTTTCTTCCGCAGCACTTGCAATCGGCACCATCGCAACTACCGCAGCCCTCCATTTGAGGATTATGGGTTGGGTAGAAGATGATTCTGATGCAGATTTTTCTGCGGCAGGCATCAAGGCCATCGTAAGGTTGAACAACAGCTTTAACTCACCGGAAGGTAGTATTGCTGCTGGAACACCTTCGACAACCGGCGTTTAGGAGGGGTTTGATATGGCTATTTCTCGCGCACAACTCGCGAAAGAGCTTGAACCCGGCCTAAATGCCTTGTTCGGACTCGAATACGACCGTTATGACAAAGAACATACAGCAATCTACGAAGAAGAATCTTCAGATCGTGCATTTGAAGAGGAAGTAATGCTTGCCGGTTTCGGAACGGCTCCGGTAAAAGGTGAAGGCAGTGCAATTTCATTCGATGACGCGCAGGAAACATATACTGCTCGTTATACGCATGACACCATTGCGCTTGCGTTCAGCATTACGGAAGAAGCTATCGAAGATAACCTGTATGATCGTTTGGCTTCTCGGTATACACGCGCTTTAGCACGTTCAATGTCACAAACGAAGCAGGTTAAAGCTGCTGCGGTTTTGAACAATGCTTTTAGCTCTTCTTACCCCATCGGGGATGGCGCGGCTCTTTGCTCGTCTTCACATCCGTCGCTTACCGGTAATCAGCGTAATTTGCTGTCTACCGCAGCAGATCTCAACGAAACCTCTCTTGAGCAGATGTTGATTGATATTGCCGGATTGACGGATGAGCGCGGCTTGAAAGTTGCGGTTCGCGGAATGAAATTGCTCATTCCAAAGGAACTGCAATTTATCTCTGAGCGTGTGCTTAACTCAACCCTACGTGCAGGAACGGCGGATAATGATATTAACGCCATGAAAGCAATGGGGATGCTACCCGAAGGGGCCTATGTTAATCATTTCCTGACTGATACGGATGCGTTTTTCATTAAAACGGATGCGCCAAACGGCTTTAAGCTGTTTCAGCGTACGCCGATCCGTACTGCGATGGAGGGTGATTTCGATACTGGAAACATGCGTTTTAAGGCACGGGAGCGTTACAGCTTTGGTGTTTCTGACTGGCGCGGTGTTTTTGGTACGCCCGGAGCGTAATTTTTCGTTCTGAAGGAATAGAGGGGTGGCTTGTGTCGCCCCTCTGCTTTTCTGGGAAAATTAGCCCTAGCGACTGTCCCAGCAGACGCTTACTAAGACTCTAGGGCAAAACCTTTTGTAAGGAGGTGCAAACATGGGCACTACACGCTTTTCTGGTCCGGTTATGTACAGTGGTTCTGGAAATGACTCCAGCGCACTGGGTAATTGGTTTAAAAATCTTCCCCTTCAATGCAACCCTGATTATGTCATCAAAATGGATGATTTCACGGGTGTTGATATAGATGACACCGATGATTGGACCAAACAAGTCCTTAATTCCGGTACGTTGACGCTACTGGCTGATCATGTAGGCGGTTGGGCTAAATCAACAGGCGATGGCTCTACGGACAACTCTGGCGGGTCTATTCAAGGCAATGAGATTTTCATGGCCGAAGCCAGCAAAAAAATCTTCTTTGAGGCCACTTGTGCGGTTGCTGATGCAGATGACATGGACATGTTCGTTGGCTTGGCAGAAAACGGCACGTTTGCTACAGGTGTTCCTTTTACAGCAAATAACCAGATCGGTTTCTTGTTGGTTGAAGGTGCGGCAGATATTTATGCCAACTGTGATTCCGGTGGTACTGAAACCAAGACTGACACAGGGGTTGATTTTTCTGATGGCGCAGAAGGTAGTTCTACTATTTCAAACACGCGCCGACTCGGCTTTGTGGTAACCGGAACCGGACAAGTAGATTTCTACGTGGATCGGGTAAAAGTCACCACGACAACGGATAATATCCCGACTTCGGCTCTTACGCCTTGGTTTTGTGCAATGTCTGGAACGACAACCGCCGATGCGTCTTGGTGCGACTACATTTTGGTAGCTGCCCAACGTGTCACGGATGGTATGACACAATTCAATGAGCAACCGTAAGGTTAGGAAGTGACTTATGGCAGAAAAGAAAAAAACTGCTAAAAAAGATACCCCTAAACCGGGAATTGAAGATCGTTATAAAAAGGAATTGCCCCCTGAGTGGACCGCTAAGTATAAGGCTATGGTTATGGCCGGTCTTATCAAGGAAAAATAGGAGTATCAAATGGCAGATTCAGTAAATGTATCGACCATTATTGATGGTCCTCGTAAAGCAGTATTTTACCTCACTAATGTTAGTGACGGTACGGGCGAATCTGCTGTCACGAAGATAGATGTAAGTGCTTTAAGCACCAGTCAAGACGGAGACGCCTGCACGGGTGTTCGCATTGAAAGCCTTTCTTTTTCCACTGTTGGAATGGGAGTCCAATTGCTTTGGGATGCTACAACTAACCGTTTAGCAATTGAACTTCCCGCCAATTATAGTGATTCTTTTGATTTTTCCGCCTTTAGCGGTCTTCCAAATTATTCTGGTTCTGGGAAAAATGGAGATGTGCTATTAACCACAGTAGGAGCAGCAAACGGCGAGACGTACACTTTAACCATCACCTGTATTAAGGAATATACGGATCTTTAAATCTATTGGATAGGTTTTCATACACATGCAACGCGATATTCCAAAAGTTCCAGAAGATCTGGAGGAGATGAGGGTACAGTTTTATCACTATGCCACACAGCAACACTATATCTTAGATAAAGTAAACCAATTGGAACCGGACGTTAAGGATATAAAACGTACCTTGTTTCAAATCAAATGGTTTTTATTGGGTGGTGTGGTGATATTGCTTGCCCAACAAACAGGTATCGGGCCTGTTCTGGCTGCACTGCTTAAATGAATCATGGCTACGTCTGGATCTATAAATTTCGAACTCGATGTAAATGATTATATTGAGGAAGCCTTTGAACGGTGCGGTCTTGAAGTTCGTACAGGTTATGATCTAAAAACCGCGAAGCGTTCTATGAACTTGCTTCTAGCGGATTGGGCTAACCGTGGCTTAAACCAATGGACCATTAAGCAGACCTCCATAACCGTTGCGGCGGATATTACTGAATATCCTGCGGGCACCGTAACTATGACGGTGGGTTCTAGTTCAGGTTTTACGATCGCTGAAACCATTACGGGAGGAACCAGTGGCGCTACGGCTTCCATTACCAATCTTCCCTCGGGTACTTCAATGGCGATCACCATTCCGACAGGAACTTTCACCAGCGGTGAAACCCTTACAGGTGGGACAAGCGCAGCAACTACCACCCTTTCTGCTGCCGTTGATTTAACGAACGCACAGGGCACCATAGATATTTTATCGTTAGTGGTTAAACGAGGCGATAACAGTTATGCCGCCGCGCGTTTAAGTCGGGACGGATATATTACGATCCCAAATAAAACAGAAACAGGTCGTCCTTCCCAGTTTTTCTTAGATCGACAAGTAACGCCTAATTTAAAAATTTGGCCTGCGCCTGAAAACAGTACAGACATTCTCATTTTTGATCGTCTTTATCGAATAGACGATGTTGATGATTTTACAAATACACTTGGTGTACCGTTTCGTTTTTATCCTGCTTTGGCAGCAGGACTTGCTTATTACATTGCGTTAAAACGAGCGCCCAATCGGATTCAAGTTTTGAAACCGTTATATGAAGAAGAGATGGAGAGGGCTATGGTAGAAGATCGTGACCGAGCCTCGTTTAATGTCGTGCCTAGCTTAGAGTATGCGAAATTTAACTGATGTCTCGTTTTGCTGTAGGAAAACATGCGCGGGGAATTTCAGATAGATCTGGGTTCTCTTATTTACTTAGGCGTATGAAAAAGGAATGGACCGGAGCGCTTGTTGGCTATGATGAATGGGAACAAAAGCAGCCCCAGTTAGACCCAAGACGTAAGGTAGTGGACCCACAGGCTTTGAAAAATCCTCGTCCCGATAGGGTCGAACCAATGGTGGTCTATGTGGATACGATTATTCCTGAAATAGCTAACTTTAAGCCCATCATGTCTGTGGGGCAGGTTGGCGCGGTGACGGTGGCGACATGAGCTTTACTTACTCCAGTCTAAAGACCGCTATACAGGATTACACCGAAAACACGGAAACTACGTTCGTCTCGCATATGGACGACTTTATAAAGCTGTCCGAAGAACGGATCCTGAAAAACGTCCAATTACAGCTTTTCCGTAAAAATGTAACGGGGACCATGTCTTCTTCTAACCAGTATTTAGCTGCGCCGAGCGATTTTTTAGCACCTTTTTCGTTATCTATTACAAGCAGCAGTGTTAAGAGCTTTCTTCAATACAAAGACGTAAATTTTGTGCAGTCTTTTAACCCTAACAGTGCTACAACGGGAACGCCCCGGTATTATGCGCTGTTTGACATAACCAACTTTATTATTGGCCCAACGCCGGATAGTGGATATACCACGGAAATGCACTATTTCTACCGACCCGCCAGTTTGACGGCTGCGGGAGACAGTGGAACAACGTGGTTGAGTGAAAATGCCACGTTGGCTCTTTTATATGGGTGTTTAACCGAAGCCTATACCTATATGAAAGGGGAGCAGGATTTAATGGCCGAATATGAAAAACGCTTTGGAGAATCTATGGTGGCCTTAAAGATGTTTGGGGAAGCCAAGGAAGTTACGGAAGATTATCGTGCGGGTATGGTTATTAGGCCAAAACAATGATGGACGCATTAAAATTAGACCTTCCTTCCGATTATTCCGTAGAGGTTCATACGACAAATAATCGTGGCTTTACGCCTGAAGAAGTGGCGCACCACTGTGCAAACAAAATCATTTCTATATCCAACAATACTCATCCGGGTATTCAGGCACAGGCTTACGCCTTTAAGGGCCATATAGAAAAAATGATTGCCTTTTACATGCGTGAAGCCATTAAGAGTGATCGAACCACTGTCTATAACGCATTAATGGATGCAGGTCATCCAGAACTTGCTGAATCCATTAGGAGACTTTGATATGGCTTTTACCGGAAATTTTATGTGTACGTCTTTCAAGAAAGAATTAATGGAAGCCAAGCACAACTTTTTACTTAGTGGTGGGAACACCTTTAAAGCTGCTTTGTATACCAATAGTGCCTCTTTTACGGCAGCTACAACAGCTTATACGGACACTAATGAGGTTTCTGGTACGGGTTACGTCGCTAAAGGTAACACGCTTACTCGGATAGATCCGACAACCAGTAGCACCACGGCGTATACGGATTTTGCAGATACTACGTGGTCATCCAGTACAATCACGGCTCGTGGTGCGATGATTTTTAACGAGGATACTACTGGAGATACTTCAGTGATTGTTTTGGACTTTGGTTCTGATAAATCCTCCAGTTCGGGAGACTTTAAGATTGTATTTCCCGCTGCGGACGCCAGTAATGCAATTATAAGGATCGCTTAATGGCCGCAATCACCGGTTGGGGCCGCAGTACATGGGGTTCAGGCACATGGGGCGAAGCCGCTCCAGTTTCCGTTACGGGTGTTGCGGGAACCGGTGCGGTTGGCTCTGTAACAGTTGAGCTTAGTATTGATGTTTCTGTAACAGGTGTTGCGGGAACCGGTGCGGTTGGGTCGGTAACGGTTACTGAAGGAAGCGGTGTAACCGTTTCTGTAACAGGGGTTGCCGGTACGGGTTCGGTAGGTTCGGTAACGGTTGAAGGTGATGCCAGTGTCAGCGTTACGGGCGTTGCGGGAACAGGTTCTGTAGGCACTGTTACTGCTACTGGGGATTCTAATGTAACGGTTACGGGCGTTGCGGGTACAGGTTCGGTTGGATCTGTAACGGTTGAAGGTGATGCTAACGTCAACGTAACCGGCGTATCCGGTACAGGAGAAACAAGCGGGGTTCTAGTTTGGAGTCTTATAATTCCAGATCAAGACCCCAGCTATAGTCAAATTAGCCCTAGCCAATCTCCATCTTGGGCTTCTGTGTCACCTTCTCAATCGCCGTCTTTTACACAAATAACGCCGAGCCAATCCCCCTCTTGGTCTTCAGAGACACCTTCTCAAACACCAGATTGGATAAAAATTGCAGCATAGGACATGAGTTATGGCAAGTACATACACAACTAATCAGGGCCTCGAAAAACCGGCAACGGGGGACCGTTCTGGAACGTGGGGAACCATGACGAACACCAACATGGACATGTTGGACAGAGCTATCTCAGGAGTGGGCGCACTCAGTCTGACAGGCACAACTACTACATTAACCACGTCAGATGGCTCCGCTTCAGACGGGAACTATAAAGTTCTGATTTTGGGTGGAAGCCCAAGTGGTACTAACACTATTACGTTAAGCCCCAATGATGCGGATAAATTGTATTTTGTAGTTAATGCCAGCGGCGAAAGCGTAATTTTTACGCAAGGCTCTGGTGCGAATGTCACGATTGCCAATGGTGCGGCTGACATCATCTACGCGGATGGCGCAGGAGCTGGCGCGGCCGTTTCGAGTTATTTGGCTAACGACTTTGTTTTTAAGACGGGCGATGGCGTAATTCTGAACCTTCAGACTTCTGATACGACCGTTACTGCTTCAAGTGTTTTGGGCCGTTTGAATTTTACCGCTCCCAATGAAGGCTCCGGTACAGACGCCATTTTATTAGCCGCATCCATCGCCGCTATTTCAGAAGGCACTTTTGCAGCAAACAACAATGCCACCAAATTGTCTTTTATGACGGGTGCTTCAGAAGCGGCGAGTGAAAAAATGTCGCTGTCTTCCGGCGGTAATTTAACGCTGCCAACAGATGGAGTAGTTATTGCCACCGGGGCAGATTCCGACGTCCTGCTCACTCATGTGGCGGACACTGGTCTGACTATGTCTGTCACCGGAAACAACGTTGCCCAATTATCAGTGACTACAGATAAGGGTACTGCCGCTGTCGGGCCGGTTTTTAATTTAACAAGATATTCTGCGAGCCCCGCTGCTAGCGATGGCGGCGGAATCATCCAGTTCTTGATGGAGAACGACAACGATCAACTGTGGACTGCTGCTCAAATCTATTCAGTAGCAGTAGATGTTGCTGATGGGACTGAGGACGGTAAGCTCGTCATAAATACGATGAAAGCTGGCACTTCCACTACGGCGTTAACGATTTCGGATACCGGTATTCAAGTTCCAGACGGCGGCACCATTGGTAGCGCTTCAGACACCGATGCGATTGCCATACGGTCTGACGGGAATATCGGTATCGGTGCGGCGGCTTCAGACACAAAGCAAGTGTATGTCTATGACAATACGACCACCGATCAACTCCTGAGCCTGTATCAAGCCAATGCCGGAAACGGCCAAGCTGGAATTTACCTTACGCATGAGGGGACGGGAACTGGAATTTATGGACAGGTCAACTTAGGTACGGGTTCAGCCGTTTACGGATACCACAACTCCAGTGGAAGTGTTGGAATCGGAACACGCGGTTATTCTGTTAGTGGGTACGGCGGCTATTTCGCGACAGGATCTGCGACATACGGTGGGCTTATCGGGTTTAGCGAAGACGGGAGCGAGTACGCGATTTTGGGATACCAAAATACTTATGGTGTTTGGACGACAAGTCTGACAGCAACCGGCACAAAATCTTTTCAAATTCCGCACGGACTTCGAGAAGGGTACGATTTAGTACACTCAAGTATCGAAGGACCGCTCGTTGACCTAATTTATAGGGGGTCCGTCGATCTCGTAGAGGGAAGAGCCGAAATTTCTATCGACACGAAATTTGGATTCACTCCCGGAACTTTTGAATGGCTTACAAAAAATCCACAGACATTCACATCTAATGAAACCGGTTGGGACGCGGTTAAAAGTAGTTTTTCCGGCGACACCATCACCATCGAGTGTCAAAACACATCATCGACCGACACAATCAGTTGGATGGTTGTTGCCGAACGCGACGATCCCAACATCAGAGCAACGAGCAAAACGGATTCCAATGGTAATCTAATTGTTGAGTGTCCAAGCGACGTGCCGCCGCCACCACTACCACCAGAGGATTAATTATGAAATGGATCATTGACAGATTTAAAGAACCTTCGAGCTACGCCGCTGCTGGAGCCGTCGTCATGGGCATCGGTATGCTGACAGGGCAGAATTGGCTAATCATGCTTGGAATTGTTGGCGGTGTAGTGGGTTTCATCCTGAAAGAAAAAGGCGTGATTTAATGCTTTCGGATAGCAGCATGTCAGGGCCACGTGAATTCTGAATAGAATGCCTTTAACTAAACTACAATTTCGTCCCGGCATTAATCGAGAAATTACTTCCTACAGTAATGAAGGGGGCTGGTATGACTGCGACATGGTTCGTTTCAGATACGGCGTACCTGAAAAGATAGGGGGCTGGCAACAGGATTCTTCCTCCACTTTTTTAGGCACCTGCCGTGCGCTTCATACTTATGTTTCCTTAGCGGGTAGTGTTTATACCGGCGTAGGCACCAACCTAAAATATTACATTTATTTGGGTGGCGCGTTCGCGGATATTACGCCGTTGCGTTCGACTACGTCTGCGGGGGATGTGACCTTTGCTCGTGTTGGCGTTGGGGATGCAACGCTTACGGTTACGGATACAAACCACGGTGCGGTAGCAAATGACTTTGTTACTTATTCCGGGGCAGCTAGTTTAGGTGAAAACATTATTGCGGCGGTTTTAAATCAGGAATATCAAATTGCCACCGTTACAGATGCCAGTACTTACACCATTGAGGCGAAGGATACCGATGGAGATGCGGTATTAGCTGCCAGTGGTGACTCCGGTAACGGAGGGGGTTCAACCGTAGGAAAATATCAAATAAACACAGGACTGGACTCTACCGTTTTTGGTACAGGCTGGGGTACGAGTACGTGGGGCCGTGGTACGTGGGGATCGAGCAGTACCCTCACGGTGTCCGACACGTTGCGACTATGGTCCCATGATAATTTTGGTGAGGACTTAATATTTAATGTTCGTGACGGAGGTATCTATTATTGGGACACAAGCGCCAAGACACTGGGCACTGATCGTGCTGTAACGCTTGCTTCGCTAGATACAGATTCCGCCATACCGACGATTGCCAAACAGGTATTGGTATCTGACCGAGATCGCCACATTGTGGCTTTTGGCTGTGATGGGGAAACCACCATTGGAACGCAGGATCCTCTTCTGATTCGTTTTAGCGATTCGGAAAGTACGACGACGTGGAATGCGTTGGCGACCAATTCCGCCGGGGAATTACGAGTAGGGTCTGGATCTGAAATTATCTGTGCCGTGGAAACCCGACAACAAATTATAGTGTTTACGGATGCTTCGTTACACGCTATGCAGTTTTTAGGGCCGCCCTTCACTTTTGGCATTTCCCAGTTGTCTGAAAACATCACCATTATGGGTCCGATGGCGGCAAAGGCAGTGGATGACACGATTTTTTGGATGGGCCAAGAGGACTTTTATGTCTTTGATGGGCGCGTTCAGAAGCTCCCCTGCGCCGTGCGCTCTTACATATTTGACGATTTTAATGTGGCTCAAAAACAAAAGGTTTTTGCAGCCCTCAACTCCACTTTTGACGAAGTCTGGTGGTTTTATCCTTCAGGGGATTCCACAGAAATAGACCGATATGTGATTTACAATTATCAGGCGCAGGCTTGGTCCTATGGTTCCTTGGCCCGTACGGCATGGTTAGATCGCGGCATTAACGACTATCCTTTGGCAACCGGCACGGATTACTATATGTATGATCACGAATATGGCTTAGATGACGGTAGTACAAACCCGCCTTCCGCTATTAGCTCCCATGTGGAATCCAGCCAGATTGACCTTGGAGACGGTGAACGGTTTGTGTTTATTCGCCGCCTAATTCCCGACGTAACGTTTGGCGGTTCGACGGCAACGTCTCCCACTGCTACATTTACTTTGAAAACACGGAATTTTCCGGGCGGAGCCTACCTAAGCTCTGACGATAGTTCGGTCACACAATCGGAAGCCGCCACTTCCACGGTAGTAGAACAATTCACCACTCAGGCGTTTGTGCGTCTGCGGGGACGCTCTTTTGCCCTCCGTGTCGCCAGTTCTGCGGAACAGGTTCAATGGCGTTTAGGATCTCCGCGTGTTGAAGTACGACAGGATGGACGACAATGAGTTCCAGAAGCCTTGTACAGCCGCAATTTCCGCTTCCTCCGAATGCCTATGACGCGGCCTATATGGCTGAAATCGTGCGATCCTTTTCCGTGTTTTTACAGCAGGTCAACAATCCCGGCGACTCACGGGCCACGACCATGACTCTCACGAATCTTCAATCAGACGATTATAATCTGGAAACAGGAGCGCTTTTCGAGCATGAGGCTTATATCAAAATCACCCTTGGGAACGTCTCCAATCCTCGCGGAAGCGCAGGTACGGGAACCGTGGGATCGGCGACGGTAACCACTTCCTAATGGACAGACCCACCCTTTCTCTATCGCGTTGGCGGTCTAAGGACAGTTTTGATATAGTGCTTTGTGCATCATGCGGCAATAAGGTTGATACACCTGCGGAAGTTGCTTCCTACCCTTCAGGTCAGTGTCCAAAATGTAAGAACCCGTGGACAGGGGCCGAGAAACGCAGCACAGCAATCCCGGTCCACGCTCCACGTGCCAGCAGAGGAGTGACCTAATGGCTTATGAGCTTCCCGCTCAGGGGATCACCGGCATACAAAAGGTTGCCGATCACCTTGCGGACTTTGGACGCTTTGGAGACGGCCATCTTGTTCATGCCTCGGAAGGTGAAGCAGTCGTTCCTTCGGCTGTGCTAGATGAAAACCCACGTTTAAAAACCGCCCTGTTTACCCAAATGAGAGAGAGGGGCCTTGATCCTAATCGCTATATTGTGGGTGACAAACTTAATTCTATTAATCCGGTTACCGGCCAACCGGAATTTGGCGTATTTGGGGATATTTGGGGAGGCATTAAAAATGTCGTAAAGGCAATTGCGCCGGTTGTACTGCCGGTTGCGTTAAGTATGACGCGGCTAGGCCCCATTTGGGGTGCTGCGGCGGGAACGGGCATTGCTTCGCTTATCGGGGGCGCTAGTTTTGGCAGGAGCTTAAAAAATTCCGTTATTGCTGGAGGCATTGGTGGACTCTATGCCGGGCTTACAGGGGCGCAGGGCGCACAGCCCGGAAAAGGTTGGGAAGGCTTCAAAACGGGGGTAAGCGACGCCTTTAAACAACCCTTTATGCCCCGCGCCCCACGCATAGGCGCTCCTATAAAAGAGCGAACGCTCGACGACGCCATACCCGGTCCCGCCGCAACAAGCCCCGTAGCCGCAGCGTCCGAGATACGCCCCATAACCGCAGCGGAGGCCTCCTTACCTTTGGGCCAATTACAACCGCTAGGGGCATATAAGCCGGGGAATCTTCAAGAGTATCAAGAGTATATTGGACAACCCTTTCAACGGGCTGGAGTAGATAGATCCCTTTTTCCGTTAGGGCTTCAACCGACTCCGTATGAGGCTCAGATTGGTCAGTTTGGTGCTTTGAGGCCAATGTCTCAGCCCGGCGTATCTGCGGCACAGTCGCTGCGTACGACAAACGCTGGGGGACTTCCGGGCGGGGTTTCTAGGCCGATACCGTTTGAGCCGAGGGTGCCAATAGCTTCCCAAGCTGAATTATTTCAAACAGTGGACCCCACTAATAACATCTTTAGGGGAACTCAATTAAAGCCCCCTTCTTTTCAATCACAGGCAGCCCCTACTGTCGGTTTCACGGACGTCCGTG